GCTCTTCCGATCTTGAAGATGAGCAATGAAGTCACAACCCCGAAGAACACCGGCCTCGGCGCACTGAGCGCACTCCGTGGCGGCCTCCAGAGCGTCCGCATGAAGTTGCCGGAAAGCGGTGGCAGCCCATATCTCCGCCTCTTGAAGGACGGCGATTGGGTCTTCGGACAGGAGGACAACGCGATTGCCAAAAGCACCGAAGCGGTGGTTAACCCGCTCTCGATCAAGCACGGCTATTCCTGCTGGACCAACCGCCAGCCGGGGCAGGGCAAGAACGAGAGCCTTGGGGAGATCATGGTTGGTCTGAACCAGCCACTGCCGCTCGCCCATGAACTGCCGCAGCACAGCGACCCGACCACAGGCACCATCTGCCCGTGGAAGGACCAGCTTTCGATGGACATCAAGTTCATCGGCGGTAAGCACAAGGGCACCCAGGTGATGTGGAAAGTGTCGTCGGTAGGCGGTCTGAACGCCTCACGGACGATCCTCGACGCGATCCTGACCAAGCTGGATGAAGGCACGCCGTTCGTGTGTCCGATCATCACGCTGGACAGCGACAGCTACAAGCACACGACCTACGGGAAGACTTACACCCCGAAGATCGAAGTGGTGGGCTGGATGGACCTCGAAGGTAACGAGGAAGACGCCGAGGATAACGGCGCTCCTGCCGATGTGGTCGAGAAGTTGGCCGCGCCGGAACCCGAACCGGCAGCGGCGGAGGAACCCGCGCGTCGTCGCCGTCGCGCGTAATCCCAGACCGGGACAGTGAAACGAACCCTCGCCCGAAAGGGCGGGGGTTTCCTTATTGACAACGCATCAATCAGGCACTAGGTTCAGGACATCAGGAAACACGAATCAGGAGACAGGAACATGACCCCGACGATGACCCCCGAGATGGTGCGCGCCGAGATCGCCAAGCGCGGCACGAAGATCACCACGGTTGCTTTCGTGAAAAAGGACGGCACCGTCCGTCGCATCAACGGCCTGTTTCGCACGACCAGCAACATGGTCGGCGGCGACCGTGGCGAAGCCCAGCACGAGACGCTGAAGGCCAACGATCTCGTGGCGATCTACTCCCTGAAGGATCGTGGCTGGCGGTCGTTCAAGACCGATGCCGTCGTCGAAATCCGCTGAACAGGAGAACCCCGATATGACCATCACCGTCAACTTGCACAACACCCACCGTGCCGTCGCGCACCATTACGACGGCCTGTCGTGGGTCGAGTTCGCCAGCGACGACTACTCGTCCGTGGCGGTGTTCTGCCCGTCGCGCGACGTGGCAGAGGCGACCGCCCGCGCCTTCACCGAAACCGCCGCGACGAAGGAGAAGGTGGATGTCTGACATCATCCACGACCTCGAACTGTCCATCCGCGCCACGAACGTCTTGACCGACTATGGGCGCGTCAAGACGCTGGAGGACTTTCTCGCCCTCGACCGTGCGACCGTCATGGGCCTGCCCAAGTCTGGCACAAAGACGTGGGAGGAGATCAAGCGTATACAGTTGTATCTGCTGCGCGAGCAGGCGCGGAGCGCGCCCGTGCCGAAGTGGGGCGGCCCCGCCTACCCTATCCAGAAGACCGACACGCACGACACATGGCCGGGCATGTCGCTGCGCGATGCGGCGGCGTTGGCAGCCTTGCAAGGGTTCTGCGCACAAGCCGACTCTTCTGGTTCATGGTCGTGGTTGCCAGACATGGCCGCAGCCGAAGCGTGGCGCGTGGCAGACGCCGTCATCGCAGCGCGGGAGGGTAAGACCGAGTGAGACCCCGCACCGCTCTACGGCCTATCCAACTCAGCATCGTCGAGGAGTTGAAAGCCGCTACAGGTTTACAACTCGTTGTCGGAATGGGCGGCGGGAAGACTGTCTCATCCCTCACCGCCATCGTGGACCTTCTCGCCGCCCGGACCATCCGGGCGGCGATAATCATTGCACCAGTCCGGGTGGCCCTGACCACATGGCCGAACGAAATTTCGTCGTGGGAACACACCGCGCATCTGGACGCTGTGGTGCTGGCAGGAACACCCGAGAAACGCCTGAAACTGCTTAAGGAAAAGCACGAGATATACATCTGCTCCATCGACCTTTTGGTATGGTTGATCGACGCTCTGCGAAAATTCGCCGCCGATGACCCGCGCTGGGACATGCTCGTGATTGATGAGTTGAGCCGCTTCAAAAGCCCTCGCGGTGAACGCGCCAAGAAGCTGAACCGCTTCGTGGCGCGTTTCGGCTGTGTGGTTGGACTTACTGGAACGCCGCGCCCGAACGGCTGGGAGGACCAGTATATGCCGCTACAGATCGTCAGCGCAGGGACCGCTTGGGACACGTCGGGCTTCGACGCATGGCGCAAGGCGCACTTCACCCAGATGGACTTCCACGGCTACAAGTGGGAAGCCCGGCGCGACGCGCTGCCGTACATCCGCCGTACAATCGACGACTGGACCTTGACCATCCCGCCCGACCAGGCGACCGACATTCCGTTCAACTCTGGCCCAGACTTCGATGTGGTCGTGCCGCTCACACAGGCGCAGAAGGACGACATCGCCTCGCTGGAGAAGGAACTGATCATCGAACTGGGGGCAGAGGGCGCGGACCTCTTGGACCCGTCCGAGGAGATCGTGCAGGCGATGTCGCAGGCGACAGCGGCAGGCAAGATCAGCCAGATACTCCAAGGCTTTCTTTACAAGGACGGCCAGACCGTCCAGACCTACTCCAAGGCCAAGCTGGATTCTCTGGACGATCTGTTGGCGGCGGCGGATGGCGAGAACGTGATGATCGTCTACGAATACCGCCACGACCTTGAGATGCTCAAGAAGCACCTGAAGGGCGCCCGGTGGGTGGACCGCGAACAGACCGATGAGGAGTTCGTGCAACTGATCAATGACTGCCGCGCCGGGAAGGTGCAGTATCTGCTCGCACACCCTGCCAACCTCGGCCACGGGGTAGACGGCCTTCAGCACGGTTTCTCGCGGATGATCTGGTATCAGTTTTCGTGGTCGGCAGAACTGGTCAACCAGCTTACCGCCCGCATCGCGCGATCCGGCCAGACACGGCCCGTATATTCGCATCGCTTGATTGCAGATCATCCACTTGAACGGTTGCGTGTGAAGCGGGTCGAAAGCAAGATGGTCGAGGAAGCTGAGTTCATACAGACCTTGAGGAGAATCTGATGCCCATCTGTCCAACCTGCAAAGGTCGCGGTTTCGTCCCCGACCCCCAACCTGTCACCCGCGGGCGCAACCGCGTGGTGATCTGCGAACCGTGCAAAGGCGAAGGCACGCTACCCCAAACCCCGACACCAGAGGAGAATGATGAATGAGCGTGAAGCAGATCGCGGCCCTGACCGCGCACCGACTTCTAAGCACGGGGCGAGATAACATCCTCGACCCGGACCTGACCGCGCTGGTCGAGGAGTGGCCCGATCTGGCGATTGTGTTCGAGGAGGTCCAGTATCTGCGCGTCGAGTATCAGCGCCTGATCGGTGACAACGATCTGCTGATGGCACGGCTGTCGGACTACGAGCCGGTCTGAACGAGGCCAGAGATCGAGACAGAAGAAAGCCGCCCCGAGGGGCGGCTTTTAACTGGGGTAGGGTTCTTCATGGTAGCGCAGTGCTGCCGTGGCATCTCGAACAAATGGACGGTTGCCAAGAACGCGGACATAGCGATGTTTGCGCGAACGCGGGGAGAGATAGAAGTCGTCACCGAAGTCGGCACGAATAGCTGCCGCGCGATCTGGCACGCCACGGTATCTGTCGGCAATGGTTTGCCCGTGCAGATGCTCCTGCCCTCGAATCTTCCAATCTGTACGCTTGGCGCTGAGACCACGGTAGCTGAACCCGCACGCCTGATACACAACTCCTGCGTGGTTCTGTTCCATGTCCGCGAACGAGATCACGATAAAAGAACCTTTCAGTTTGAGCGCACGCAGCGAGGCGCCGATAAGCCAAGATGCGTCATTCGGGTAGTTTTGCCTGAGAACGAGCCGGTTTAATTCCAACACCTTTCCTGCATACGCCGCCCCGGCAAGACCACTACGCAGCGGCGCACTGGCAGGCGTGCCGAACGTGCAGATACCCTCAAGACTCCTGTCTATGAAAAGACCGAAGGCGTAGGTTATAGAAGGCCAGCGTTTCGCGTAGTGGATGTTCAGAATCAGGTCGGTGTATTCGGCGCGCGACACGGCTCGCAACTCGCGCGCTCGCATCATTCTGCCTCCCTCATCAAAGCCACCACAGGTCCAGCCACGCCCAGCGCGAAGCCCTGCCCTTCAAGCCAGCGCCGCGCATGTTTCCAGTCGGCCTGTGTCAACCGCTCGGGCATGTTCACCGCGACGTAAAGCCAAGCCTCCAGCCCGTCTGCCAATGTGATCCACCGCGCGTCCGTCTCGGACAGGTCAAGCCGCCTGTCAATCATCAGGTCACGGGCGACACCGCCCGCCTCCTCGACCATCTCGGCCACCTCGGGGAAGGACTGCTTGAAGCCCCACGGCAGGTCGCCCGTCATCACCTCACCCGCGTCATGCGTCAGGGCGGCGAGGAGAAGGTCACGAGAGGGGTTCGGGTGCAGCGCGGCGATGAGTGTCGCCGCGCCCCACTGGTGATGCCCCAGCGTCTGCCCCAGCCGCGCCAGATGGATGTCCGTGTGCCACCGCTGCACGAAACTGCTCAGATAGAGTTCAAGTTTCACAGGTCGCGCTCCCTCAGTTTCAGTCGGCCCTTCCCCTGTCGCGGCACGGTAAAGCCCGCAGGCAGCACCGTTATACAGGCCATGTCGTCCGTGTTGACCATCGCAAAGAAGCTGCGCCCATCAGCCGAGCGAAAGCGGAACAGCCGGCAGCCCGTCCTGTCCACGCGCGACACAAAGGCCGCAATGTCGTCGCGCCCGGCCCTGATGGCCGCGACAAGACCTTCGGCCAGCGCGGTCGCTTCCTCTACATTGCACCCGATTCGCTCCACGGCACGGCGCACGAAATGATTTGTCGCTACCATGATGTCAGCCCTTTTCCATGATTGCAGGCATCGGGCGCGCAGGTTGATTCTCGTATTTACCGCGGTAACTGGCGACGTGGGACAGCGTGTGGAAGATGACCTGCGCAATCCCGGTGCCAGCCGGGATGCGAAGCACACCCCAACCGTGGTAAAAGAGTTCCAGCGTCAAGTAGCCTTCCCACGAAGGCTCGACCACGGAGTTGCCCACCACAAGACCGCGCCTGATGTGCGTGGACTTGTCATGCACGATCCCGACAAGCGTGTTCGGCATGGTGAACTTCTCGACCGAGGAGGCCAACATGAACCGCTTGAAGGGGTGCAGTACGATGTCTTGCGCCACGCGGATATCAACACCCGCTTCCGACAGACCGTAGGAGACACCGTTCCCCCGCATCTTGCAGTCGAACATTGGGTCTACAGGCTTCAGTGCATACAAAGTCTTTCCGTTCACGACCATTCAGGTTCTCCCATAAAATACCGTCTCGCCCGGCGTGGCGTCGAACAGGTAAAACGCAGCGTTATCCTTACCCGTCATCTTGCTGTCTTCGATCCATTTGACCCGCCCGATGCTCACGATCTTGCGGCAGTATGGCAGGAACGGCGCGGCCTGCCGGGTATGCGCCCAGTCCGCATCACACAACACCCACGTCGGCAACTGGACACGCCAATGCTCAATGAAGGGGTGCAGGAAGTCGCGGCTCCACGGCGGGTTCGTGATAACGCAGTCAGGGATCGGCTCGCCCTTGACCGTCACGAACACCGCCGCCAAAGCGTCATCCTGATCGACACTTGGGTCTTGCGGATCAATGTCGAAGGCGTCCACACAGACGTGACCATACTTCTGGAGGTGTCGCACAAGGCGACCATCACCAGCGCAGGGTTCGATAAAGTGGGTGCTAGATTCCAAGTGTGGAAGAAGCGGCCAAACTGCGGCCTCGGGCGTCGGGTAATAGTCTCGTTCGACGCGGGGCATATCCGAACGCTTACCCACCTTTCGGCCCGCCGATCTTCTCTATCGTATCGACCAGCTTGTCCACATAGCCCTCTACCTCGTAGCGGTCCATGAACTTGATCTTCTCGCGCGAGGCAACGACCCGCACGACGTGTGGCGATGTGCCTGCCGCCTTGGCGACGGACTGCGGACCCCAGTAGGGGCGCCGCGCGAGGATTTGACGGATGCGATCATGTAACATGCAGAAGCATTAGCACGGGTATTGACACCCTGTCAACAGTGTCTTAGTTTCAACTCAACGAATCAAACAGGAGACAGGAAAATGGCAACCGCAACTGTAAGCATTGACAGCATCACCGTCGCGTTCAGCGCCGACATGGTGAAAAACGACTACGGGGTTCCCGGCTCGCCCGTGTGGGATGAGGCGACGAATATCACGGTAGAGAGCCTTGAGATGCTTGGGGTCGAGGTAGACATCAAGACCTTGCCGCCCGCGCTCCAGAGCGCAATTCTCGACCTTGCTGCCGAGGTGGAGGATTGGGAGTGATCTTGATGCGGAACATGTGTTCAAAGACGGGGGGCTGGTGATGGTAGGTATCTCGAAACCAGAATATCGGGCGGAGGTAAAGCGCCTCGCCATGCTAGGACTGACCATCCCGCAGATGGCACAGAAAGCCGGCGTGTCCTACTGGTCGGCAGCCTACCACCTGAACAAGTTGGTTCAGGCGGGCGAGGTGCCCAAGGTTCGAGCGCGTCGTGGCAAAAATATGCCGGGGCCGAGAACGACGCAACACACCTTGCGCGCACCTTACGGCGTGACGTTCGGGCGCATGTCGGCGCTGTTTCAATCACTCTCCGTAGACCAGCGCGACTGGCTGCTCAAGCAGGTGCCGCTTGGTGGCGAAGCCATCGACGTGCTGCGGGCAATTATCGTGGATACATACGAGGAGGATAAGGATGCGTGATCTGCTGAGATGGGTTTACCGCGAAGTTCCGGGGTGGAAGGTCTTGCTATCGGCCTGCGGCTCGATTGGCGCGCTTGCTGCCGCTGCGCTGTGGCACTCGGTGGCGGCTGCGTTGTGGTTGCTTGGCTTTCTAGTGGGCTGGGTGATCATATGTTTTCGCCCGCGCCGCCCTCACCACAAAGGAGATGACCAATGACCCAGCGTGACATGATCCACCTTCAGAACCTCC